ACATATTTTTTAGTAGCTGCTTGTAAATCAGTAGTAGGTGCAGGTATAATTGGGGAACTTGAAAATGTTTTTATACCTTCAATAGTTTGGTTGCCAGTTAATGCTATAAAACCATTGGTGACAAACGCTTTTATAGCATCGGTGGCAAACTTTAATCGCCTAGCTGTAATTGTTCGTAATGTGCTGGCAGTGCCTGTTGTTATCTCTGCTTCAGGTATTTCTGCGTAGGTTGTAATAGTAGGTTTATTATCTAAGTCTTCATAATCATTACTAAATCCTACTGTAGACACTACACCTAAAAGAGGGTTGGGCTCCCTAAATATGTCTCCAGTTACATCGTATACTAAGTAATCGCCTTTCTCCCAATCTATTCCAAAAAGAGTGCCTGTAGTAGTGCATATATAAGCATTTCTAGCCTTAGATATATTTGCGTCTGTAAGTTCAGGTGTATTTGTAGAGGGGTTCCATTGATCTATGTAGACTAGCCCTCCATAGTCTTGTTCTGTTATTAGTTTATTATTCTCAGTTACCTCACTTACTGTATCGCTATCTTTTAATACATCGCTATCATCATATATAGTGTCTGCTGGTACAGCTAATTCAAAGTAGCCATTAGAGTTTACTTTTAATATTTGTCCTGCATTTTCAGGTAAGCTGTTTTTAATTATTAGTTGGTCTGAATTTAACTCTACCCTATCTTCAGATATAGATATTAAAGAATTGCTTTTTTTAAAAGATACTTTTTCCCCGTCATCTGTAATTTCTACATTAGATGGAAAAAACGCTGAGGTTAGTGGCCCCACATTTAAAACGTCTTGCAAACTAGGTATGACGGTTCTGGTTATGCTTATATCATTAAAATCTTCTGGCTCTACTATTTGACCTCCTACTCCTATTGTTCCTGAATTTCCTATATACAGCCATAACTTTTGCCTGTTGTTCTGTACAGCCCTAAAAGCAGTATATCCCTCAGATAAATCTCTTATTTCATAGGTGCCTTGGTTGACTACACTTTCTATTGTTTGATTTCCTATATTGCCTAGCTCTACAGTCTCTCTTACAGAGTCCCCTATTGTGCCTGAATTTAAAGGAGACTTAGATATTACTATAACTTGCTCCTTATTTTGAATTAGTGATAAACCTGAACCATAATTACCAGAATCAGTATTAAGAACTAGCCTATATACTTCATTTTCATATATTGTCTGTAAAATTGGAAAACTACCTTTTAATATAACTAAAGGTGTGTTTAAAGTATTTACAGCTTGTCTTACAATCTCTCTAACATCTTCTACAGCATTACTTTGGTCTACACTTACAATTGCTTCTATTAGCCTTAAAAATGGCTTTATGTCTGAGGTCCCCCCTTTTAAAACTAGGTCTTCATCATTTGTATCAGTTTGCCACCAGTACTCTTCTATTTTTGATTCTCCATTATCTATTGAAATAATCCCTACTGTTTTTCCTTTTTCTCTTATTTCCGCAGGTACCTGAGCTTTAGCTTGAGATAATGAGGTGTAAGGTCCATAGTAAAAATCTACACTTGCATGAGGATTAACTATTTTTACTTTGTTTAAAAGGTTAAAGCTAGCCATATTTTTATGATAAAACTATTACTACATCTACATTTGGTGCTAAAGCATTTGTTAATTTATACAAAGTATAAGAAACATTACTTCCACCCGCATCTTGAACTGTTAAGTTTTCTAATACAAAATTATTAGTTATGTTTTCGTTGTTTCCTGTGATAGCACTTTGTAGGGTTTGTCCTGGCGGTACTGCTATTACAAACTTAGTGGAACTTAAAAAGGCATCTATGGTATTTGTAGAGTTACTTTGAAAAAAGTCTAAAGGTAGGGCCCTAACTTGAGAAGAGTTTGTTGGAAAATTAACTACATTTCCTAAAAATATTTTATACTGTCCTACCATCTGTGTGTTATTTCTTATTAAAGTTCCAGCAGCTAAAGGAGAGCTAAAGTTGTTTCCCTCACTGTCGGTTGGTTGTGGTCCTATTAAGTGATCTACTTGGGCAGTAAAAGTGTTTACGCCTTGTAAAACAGTATGTGCAAGACTAACAGAGTTTGTTGCTTCTATTGATCCATTTATTCTGTACTGAGATGCTTCCCCAGCTCTAAAACCTTGAATCCCATTAAATCTCCAAAGACCATCAAATAAAACCCCTTTTATCTGACCTCTATTAAAGTTAGCTTCTAGTTCGACTGTAAGTGATTGTCCTATTTCTTTTGTCCCTGCTTGGTCATTTGTAAGTGCTAAAGATGGTGCTATAAAAGTTGGATTGTAAGTTGTCTCTACTAACTTTCTTACGAAATCTGTAAAAGAAAGACCTTCTTCTAATACATCCCCTATGCTTATATTACCTGCAACTATAGTAGCGGTTATTTCTTCTTCTAAACCTACAAGAGCTGCTACTCCTAAAAGAAGGTCATCAATTTGTGTTCTTGTATAATAATCTTTTATCAGATTCTGTAACTGTTCCTGTGTTACATATTCCGATAAATCTATTTCACTAGACTTTTCTATAAGGTCTGTATCCGTTATACCGTCTCTCCACCAATACTCTACTACTTTTGTACCTTGTAAAATACCTACTGTTTTTCCTTTCGCTCTAATTGCTTCGTCTACTGCAATTTTAGCTTCTAGTATTGAATCGTAGGGTCCATAATAGAAATCAACATTAGCATGTGGATTAACTATCTTTATTAAGTTTAATAAATTAAATGTGCTCATTGTTTTTTTTATAAAGTGATTGTTATTTTTGCATTTAAAGGCACTCCAGAAGAGTAGTTATAAATTCTATAAGGTTGTAATTTAGAACCTGCATCTGGTATGTTTATACTACTTTCTGTATTTGTAAAATTTAGGGTAATATCTTCATCATTTGATGTTTTAATTTCTATGTTAGATACGTCCTTATCTATAGGTAAAGCTATACTAGTATGTGTTCCACTAACAATAAATGAAAAAGAATTTGAATTATCAAAAACACTACCTGTTGCTGTTTGTCTTAGCTCTTCGCCATCTTGTGAAAAACTACTAGCTGTTTTGTAAAACATTTTAAGTCTCCCATTTATAGAGACTGTTCTTCCAATGCTTCCTCTAGGTATCCTATTACTTTCGTCAAGCTGTCCTAAGTTGTTCTCTTTTATTGGTCCCCTATCATAGTCTATGACGGAAGAGTAGTCTATGCTGCCTCTATTTACTGTTACAGAATCCTGTACTGTTTTTACTGAGTCTGTAGAAAAGCTATCTAATATGGTTACACTGCCCCTTCTTATTCTTTGTCTATTTACAGACCCTGCATCATTTTGGATAAATGTGGATGTAATTATTCTATCCACAGTAGACCCTGCTTCTACCAGAGTGCCACCCAAAGACAAATTTGCAGAAGGCTGTACATAATCTACTTCATTAGTTAATGCATTTAGAATATACTGAGCAACCTCTATGTTTGTATTACCACCTACGTTTATGACCTCTATGGTTCCCATAGTTGAAGTTAGATCTACTTCCACTTCTCCTGGCTCTCCTTCTTGATTTACTTTAAAATCAGGTTTTAGAGCATTTTTAAGTCTATCAGTAAAGAATATTTCTACCTTATCTACATCCGTTTTAACTATGTAAAGAGCGTTAGGGCACCTATCTTCTTTTTGCGGTAATCCTAAAACAAAAAACTTTTTTAGTTCATTCATTTTACCATTCTATTTTTGATACACAGTTAACATTGGGAATTTCGTTTACATTATCTGAAGTCTCCTTATTTACGTATACTGTTTTTATTTTAGTTTTGTTGTACTGTTCTTTACAATCTTCATTGCCTTCCAGTATTACTTTTTCAGTAAAATTCCTAATTTCACATAATGGTTCTGATAATATTTTATGTATCATTAGAGTGTGTAAAAATCTATCTTTTTCAACAACCTCACCTATTCCAAATCTTTTCTTTAAGTTCTCTTTTGTTGTATGACTCACAAGGCTTTTTTCTACCTCTAAAGATACTATAGCTAAATTCTTTATTTGATTACTTAGTGGCATTTAAATACAGTTTTTACATTCCTTATATGCTTCCATTTTATTCTGAGCAAGCTTAAAAAATTCCCTAGCTTTAGGTACATCTCCTTGTCTTATTGCAGAAGAAGCTGCTTCTAAAAAACCTACGATATACAGCAAATAATCTCTGACTTCTTTATCAAAAATGTCATACTCTATTCCTAGCTTTATCCAAGCCTTATCTAGCTCTATTTGTAGTTCATCTTTTTTTAAATAGTACTTCTCAACAGTTCTTTCTCCATTTTTTCCTCCACGTACTTCTATATTCCATACTCCGTCTGTCAAATTCTCCAACTCGTTGCCACAACTCAGACCTAAATTTAAACTGTTAAGTCCATTTGTTGCATTTTTGTTATACACCCTTACTATCGCTTCTTCTTGATTGGGTGGTGTAATATACAGATATGCTGGCATGCCTTCAATTACTAACCATTCTGAAAAATCAGATACAAGAATAACCCTTGGGTCCCCAGAATCTAAGATTTGAAAGTCTAGTCTTATTTTACCTATATTTGATATCTTAGGTATTTCTTTTATTGATCTTGCCATGCTAAAATTCTACCATTAATGAGGCACCTACCGTTTGGTTTGTCCCTGCGTTTATAAATAAATATGTCTTATTAATTCTAATACCTGTGTTCATCTGTAAAAACTCTGAATTTGTTTCAAATGATTTTCCGTATCCTGCTCCAAAAATAAAACCAAAAGTGTCTTTTTTATATTTCTCTTTATAGGGTATTGATATTGCATCTAGTTTAGATACTTTTGCAAAATCTGGAACTTTGGCATTTATTCTATACATGCCTTTAGGTTGTTCTTCTATTCCTAATGAGAAAGATAAAGGCTTTAATACAAACTCGCCTTCTCCTGTTTTATTTTTAGTATCTACTTTTGCACTATATTTTATATAGTAATTTTCTTTTGTTGGATAGTAGTCATTAAATTCAAAACTACCTTCCGATTCTTCTACCACTTCTACTGTTGTAATTATTGTATCAAACGATACTTCTTTTTCAATAACTAGATTTGGATTTTTTAATTCTAATTGTAACTCCTCTACTTTTATTCTAAGCTGTTTTGCTTTAGCTGTATCTGCTACTAGTTTTGAGTAAAGACCTTTTTCTATTAGTACAAGACTGTCATTTTTTAACACCATGCTTTTTACTTCCTTCTGTAAACTTTTTATTTGGTTATCTGAAAATTTATTAGCTAAATACCAACCTATAAGTAAGGCTAGTATAAAGAAAAATATTGTCACCCAATTTTTACGAAGTATGCTCAAAGCTTTTTGTTTACTTAATTTCTATCATTATACCGTCTACTTCTTTTAGATAAGATAACAGTTCTCCTACTGCTACCTTTGAATTAGTTACATCTACTATACCGTCTTTATTAATATAGCCTAATCCTGTACCGATTAAAACACAACCTAAAATATCTGTGTAATAGTTCCCTTTGTGTATTAATATCTCACTTCTGCCAGGTACATCTTGAATCCATAAGCATTCCCCGAATTTTGGAGAATTGTGCTTTTTGGCCTTGTAACTCCCTTTTGGAATACAACTTATATACTTCTGATTGTCCAACCAAGGAAGCTCTAAAGAGTCCCAACTATCAATAACGGAGTTGTTGTTGTCTAGCAAGTATAGTTTACCTATAATTTGATTTTTCTCTGGGCTATATCTGTCAATCAGTATTCTCATTTTTACTCGTTTTTAGGGACATCCCCTGTTAGCCTTTTTACTAAATCTGTGAATACTTCTCTTATTTTTAATAGCATTACACTTACTATGTCGGCATTAAATACATCTTTATTTTGCCTTATGGATATCATATTTGTTATAATTGATATTCCCTCATGTAAAACTAATATTTTAATTACTATATCTATTAGCCATATAAAATCGTATCCTAGTCCTAATGCGACTAGTGCTAATATCATAGGTATTGTTAGTATTGTTGCTTTAGTTAGAATACCCCAAAGCATTGTTTTTAAACTGAATTTTATTTTTGCAACTCTTACTGCTTTTATTGCACCAAAAAAAGTGTCTATAATCATAAGCCACATTAATATTCTTACGATATCAATATCTAGGCTCAAATATGCAAAGGCAGCGTAAGTTAAATATGTTATATATTCCCATATATCTGGGTCTAAGTTTGTTAATTTTTCTAGGAAAAGCTTTAAAGACATAATTAATTATAGTAGTGATTATTAATTAATAAATATAGGGGGCATATTTCATCCCCCTGTATTTAAAGTTATTATGCCCCGTAAGCTTTTACTGTAGGTAGTCCTACTGTAGCGACAAGGCTATTAAGTAGTTCCTCTACATCTTTATGTTTACCGACTTCAGCAGAAACCATATAAACAAAGTGTTCTTGGATTCTTTGACCCATACTCTGAGAACTAGATTCAGGAGATACTTTCAATTTGTATGTTACATATTGTGCATCTGCTATAAGAACTGACTCTTCTCCAAGTAAAGCTTTTACAAACTCATTTTGGTGGCCATCAGCATGTCTATGTCTCTGAACTCCTGTAAAATAGTTGTGATCTCTATCCTCTAAAGCATAAAGGTGTCCTCCTAAGTTAGAAAGATCTTCTGCTCTTGAAAGAACTTTAACACTAAATCTATCTCCACTACCTTCCATTAAAGAATAGAATACGTTAGCTCTATATCCACCTACTACAGAAATTCTTGTAGAAGTGTCTATAAACGGCACACCATCTCTTAAAAATTCTCCTGGATTAACTATGGTTTCTTTACCTCTAAGTCTGATACCCATTTTAGCAGTTGCGCTATAAACCTTATCTACCTCAGTCCATTCAGTAAAACCAAATGCGGAAGGCGATTCAGAAATAAACAAATCTCTAAAAATTGGATCGCACTCTTCCTCTACTATGCTGGTAACAACACTTGTAGAATATACAGTTTGGCATGCTACTGAGCTTGCTGCTGTTATAGTTAGATCTGGGTAAGTTTCTCTTACTTCTGCTAGTATATTCTCTCCACATTTATTATCTGGTAAAATAAGAGTATAATCTTCCGTCAATGCATTTGCAGTACTTCCTGCTGTCCACGCTTCAGTTGTTTCTGAATCGTTAGAACAGATATCCTTTGTCTCACCAACTTTTGATATCTCTGCTGTTGGGTTCTCTGCAACAAACGCATCAATTTCAGCATCTGTTAAATCATTATCGGTAGCTACAGCGTAAACACCTTTACCTCCGTCTTGACCTTGCTTAACTACAGAGCCTGTAATTACACCTGGAAGGCCAACGACACTTTCACCTGAATCTGGAGTCAATTGTACAGACTCATCTGCACCGTCATCTTCTAAAGATACATAATAAATTACTCCACCTGTATCTGCTGTAAATCCTGTTGGGCAATCTGCACAACCTTTAATTACAGAACCTACTGTCTTAACAAAAGCGTCTGGTAAACCTGCTGATGCTATAGTAGGGATTAGGATAGTATAGGTAGAGACTGTACCTTTTCTATCACTTCTTTCTACTTTAGTTCCAAACTGTGCTTGAACTTGTGCTAAAGAATTACTGTCTCCTACATCTACCAAAGATAGATTATAAAAAGTGTGTTCTGTTTGTCCTGATAGAGAGGCACTTTCAGAGTTAACTGGAGTAACTTCTAAAACCTCATTTAAAGAAATATCAGAAATAAGCTTGTACTCTTCTTTAAGATTAATAATAGCTTTCTCTACAATCTCTTGATTGGTCTGTGTTGCGCTTTCTTTTTCAAAAAATACTTCCGCAGTTACACAATCTCCACTGTATCCGATTAAAGATATAGTTCCTCCAGAAAGTTCGATTTGCATTGTCTCTACTTCTCCTACTTCTAAATCAGAGAAATCTAAAGCACTGCTGTCTTCATTCCCGTTGTACCCCACAATAAAGTCATCTACTTTTTTGTTAGTACTTGGAGCGAATACCTCTAATCCTGTAATTTCACTTAATTTGAAAGTCCTAGTTCCTTTGTCAAAGTTAGCTTGTGTTCTAGTAATGTCTAACTCATTAACTCCTACTTTAACCTGTAGTCTGGTGTCTTTGGATAGTCCTGAAAAATTAGAGATTGCCTTAAGTCCGTTTCTTTGTGAACTTCTAGCATCAAATACTCCTAATTGACCTTTAGCCAAATCAAAGGAGCCTCCTTCTTTCATTACATTTCCGTTTAATGTAGGTAAAAACCTAGCAAAACCTCTGTGTAAACTCATTGTTTTAAAATTTAATGTTAATTAATATAGTGATTTGTGTGTTACGAAATATTCTCGTTCTGTCTTTGCTTGTCAAATTGGAAACTTGGATCTGCATTGTTGATCTTAAAGTCTCCTACCATTGCAGAAACGATTCTGTCTACCACTTTTTCTGGTAGTTCAATCTGTACATTTTGGAATGTACTTTCTGGATTGTCAGGATCTTGTAGTTGTATTTTAATTGGGTACTTGTAATATGTTAAGAAAGTTTTATTAATCTCCATACCCACTTCTTTGTAAACCTTTATCTGGTTTCCTGCATAACTATATGGGGCTTCCCTATAGTCAAAAGAAGGTGAAAAAAAAGAACTTGTTACTATGTTTGATTTATCTTCGTCTCTAAGTTCGAATAAATCTATATGTTCATTAGAGCAGGCTCCTTTTGAGCCTGTGGCTCTTGCGGAAGACCAACTTAAAAAATCTGAGGGTAGGTTAAACAGGTTGTAGTTCTCTTTAGATTCTTCAAGTCCTAATTCTATATCATCTATAAGTAGGACTTGAATATCTTTTTTTACATCTAGTTGCCTGTTATGTAAATAAAATTGGATTAGCCTAACTGACAACTCGTTATACAGTAAGGCCACTTTACCTCTATCAGTAGAAAAGTTATCGTTCGTAGAGTTCTTCTCTGCTTTTACTAAATACCTTTCGTAGACATCGTTTGGAGTCATTTATTTTACTCTAAATGTGAATTTATTTCTGTTAAGACAGCAGCTTTTTGTGAGGCTAATTTGGCTCCTTGTTTTAAAGAACCTCCTAATTGCATATCTCCTATTACGAAAATATCTCTGTCTTTTGTTACTACACCTTTTTTAGATAAGGTTTGTAGTTCTTTAAATACTCCTAGTTCTACCATTCCCTTTTTATTTTCAGACATTTCTGCTGCTTCTAAAAAGTTTTTTTGATTGGAATACCCATCTCTCTTGTTTTCTGTGAACTGTTTGAACCTTTGGTTTACTGTAACATCTGGTGTGTCTGCTGTAATACCTTTTAATCCAATATAATTTAGTATTAAATATAGTACTGTTGGGTTATTTTTAAGTGTGTAGAATTTACCAATAGTGTCTATTTGTAAAGCATCTTTTTCTTGTTCAACATCTCTAGCTTTATCTCTATTCTCTATACAAAACTGCGCTGACCTATACTCTGGCAAGTCTTCTAAATCTTTAGGTGCTAAAGATCTGTTTATAATACAAATAAATAATTGAAGGACTTGCTGAGGATCACTCGTTTTAAAAAGTTTTCCGTTTTTTAAGTCAACATGAAAAGAACTGTCGTTAACAAAATTCCAAAATTTACTCTCAATATCCTTTGGGTCTAGTTTCCCTTCTCCGTATCTTTTTTCGAAAGGCTTTATAACTAGCTCTTCTACTTTAGCTATAAAAGTATCCCTATCTTTAGAAGACATATCTGAAAGTACTGGACTTCCTTCATGTAGTCCCGTGTCCCAAATTCCTACATCTTCATTCCAAACTGCCTCTACTGTGTTAACTCCTACTTGGTCATCTAAGTATTTTGTAGTCCTACTGTTTTTAAATCCATCTGGTGCATCTGCATCGTACTTAGGTACTACTTGGTAAATGACATCTTCTGATAAATCTAATGAATACCCTTTAATATCAATTATTTTTTTTAAACTTTTAGTCATGGTTTAGATGTTTGGTTTATCTGGATACAAAAATAAGCAAATAGATTTGTTATTACAAATTTGTTAATTGTGGTTATTTTTGTTAATTATTAATTATTTTTAAAGTTATAAATAAAAAATACCCACCTCTACAATTAGCAGGGTGGGTATCTTAATAAAATAGCGTTTATTACTTTAGTTAAATCCTCTTCTAAACTTAGGGGATTTGTGAATCATCACAATCTTAGAAGGGTCTTTAATGAATACATCCGAGATATTATAAGCAAAATATTCTTCGGCCATATATTTACCCGCAGACATAATGTCACTAGATCTTCTAGAGTCATATCGTCCTGTGCTACGTCCTGAGTACATTACTGGACCCTCTGGTTTTACTAGGAAAATATTTGAATTTGCATTACCACCTTCAGCTAAGTTTGTTCCTGCTGGAAGATTTGATGTTGCATTGTTAGAAAAGTCTTGGCTAGAAGCATCCCATATAATCATAGAATATGTAGTGTGTGCTGCTCCGTCTGGGTGCATTCCTGTCTCAAAACGATCTCCTCTTAGACCATAATCTAAGTTTACATCTCTTTCGATTTCTACCATACCTATCATTGGAAGATATACATTTGTAAATCTTACTGGCAACATGCTCAAATTAAGTAAGTCGCTTCCTGCAATAACATCTTTCTTTAGTAAAGAGTCCTCATTGAATAAAGGAGCAAGCTGTGCAATCTGCAAGTTGACCTCTTCTTTGAAAATCTCTAGCACATTGTAAAATGCTTGAGTTCCACACTTAAATTTGATACGTCTTGATTCAAACTCTAAATCAGATTTGCTAAAAATATATTCTACAGCTTTTCTGATGTGCTGTTTTGTAATCTCTCTTCCATATTCAATAATTCTACCTCTCATTGCTTGTCTCCAAAGACCGTCATTGAATCTTAGAACTCCGTTAGTTGTTCTAACTTCACCAGACTGTTGGAATAAAAGTTTTGTAGAAGTAATCTTATCAAGATATTTCATTGTAAGAAGCTCCATTGTAGAACCAAGGTTAGCAGAGTCTTTGATTGGCTTCCCGCTTTTAGGGTCCACATCCATTCTGACTGCAACATCCCCATAGCCTTTAGCATCCATTTCACCTTTGATCTTATCCATGTACTGCTTAGTTCCTGCTGTTGCAATTCCTTCTTTCAAAGTTACTGAACCTGCTTTAGCTGTAATGAAAGATTCGACACCAGTTACTGAACCTAATCTGAACTCAAACTTCATACTTCCAGGTGTATCTGGCATGTCAAGTTTAGCAAATTTAGTTCCGTATTCTGGGGCACCGTGAGATACAACGAAAAATTCTACACCTCTATTAAGCTTATCTACTGGAAAACTTGCCCTTTTATTCTGGGTTGTAAGTTGTAGTGGTGTCCTATAGCCAGTTCCTGTTGGCTCAACATCTTCTTCGTCAGAAACTATTGCTTGGATTCCGTCAAAATCATCATAACCAATTACTGTTCCTGGTGATAATTCTTTGTTAAGAACCGCATAAAAAATACCGTTATCCACTCCTGCGAATGTTTGGTGGCTAGAAGACTCCTCAATAAAAAGACCTCCTTTTTGTTTGTTTTCTACGGAATAAGTAAAGCCGCCTTCAAAACCATTTACTTCTAATACAGAACGTTCTCCTACGAGATCAGTTAGTAAAGAAGCTGGCGATTTCTCTCTTTTTTGGTCGTTCCACATAGTCATAACACCCATGTGATTCTCTAGCGGATCTTCTTGATACCAAGAATTTAGACTCGCTGAGTCGAACCCACCGTTGAAATACTTTCCAACGTCTTGCCCTTTCATAAAGGCAACCATTTGATTCCCATTATTAATAGTAGGAATATTCGTTTGTAAACTCATTGTTTTTAAAATTTATTAGTGATTTGTATTTATTACTTTTCTAACCTTTTGAAAAACTCTTCTTCTGTTTTGTCCTCCTTTGCTGGTTCTTTTTTAGAACTTGATTTAGAACTACTGCCTGACTCTTTTCTTAAAAGATTTAGCTTTCTAGCTGTTCCTACTTGTTCTTTTTTTATCTCTTTACTTGCTATGTTTTTTCTGTATTCCTCTGGATTACTCTTCCAAATTAAAAACTCTGCAAGCATTTTAGGATCTTCTCTTAAAGACTTAATCTCCTGGTCAAAGCCTTCCTTTGATGTTGCTTTATTAATTAAAGGAGAAGTAAAAGCTGCTTTATCGTAACCTAAGTTTTTAAACTCTTCTCTTAAATCCTTCTTCAGTTTTTTAGTATCGTCCTCTTGCTTTTGCTTATTATCATAAGCAGCTTGCTTTTGCTGTCTTAGAGTTTCTTTAAAAGAGTCTTTGAGTTTGTTAGCAAAATTTGTAGCTTTATTCTCTAACTCTAAATCTACTTTGTCAGCCTCTATAAGTCTATCAATTTGTTTAGGGCTTAAAGCCTTGTTTTCCATAGAGTACATCTGTCTTACTAGCTCCTCCTGGTGGTCTTCTTCATTTAGATCATAACTTTCTAGTGGATTTATGAACTGCTCTTTAATTTTAAGGACGTTTGAAATATCCCCTCCGTTTTTAGAAATCTCCACTACTTCTAAAGATATCTCATCTAGCTCTGACTTATTAATGTAGTTACTAGATATGTCTTTTTCGTTTTCCTCTTTTTGAGCTTTAATGATTTCAAAAAAAGTGTCTTCGTCTAAATCTTCAATTTCTGATATTGGGGTTTCTTCTCCTTTGTAGTCAATTATATAGTCTTCCCAAATACCTTGCTCTATATACTTTTTAGCCATTTTACTAGGATGAGATACTTCCCCAGGTTCCTTAGTTTTTTTGACTTCTTCTTCTTCTTCTTCAGTAGCTAAACTTTTCTTGTCTTTTGTTTCTTCTACCTCTACCTCTTCTTTGGTATCTTCACTTCCTTCTTTAGGTGTTGCCTCTTCTTCCTCTTCTTCATCTTCAAATCCTTCAAAGGACGGTTTTTTACTTGTGTCTTCGCCTTCTTCACTTGTAATAAGCATAGAACTAAAATCATAAGTTCCTGCTCCTTGTTTTACTTCTGTATTTGTTTCTTTGGTTTTCATACTGCTTTGCAAATATATGTTACTATTCTGGTTTTTAAAAATATGTTAAAATTTAACATAGGCTATAATACTTGTTAATTTTTATTTAACTTAGACTTCTAATATGTCTCCTGTTCTTTTTGCCATGTTGGTCTCTCTTTGAACTTGGTTTTGTTCTTTCTGTACTTTAAGCTCTTCCATTTGAAGCTTTAGTTTAGCGAAAGCTAACTCTTGTTTTGATTTATTGTCTTCTTTTTTTATCTTATTTTTCTCTCCTTCTATTCTTTCTTTAGAGTATCTATCTGCTACTTTGTTAACATCCTCTACATCTCCATCTTCTTCATTTCTATCTTTAACTCTAGATACCGCAGCTATATGTGAAGTCTCTAAATTGTTATCTAACTCTCTTTGTTGTGTCTCTCTTTTTTCTACTCTGTCTAATTCTTTCTGTTCTGCTTCTGCTTCTAGTCTACTATTCAAAAGGTTCTGTTCGTATTCTTGTTCTTGCTGTCTTTGCTTTTCAATATCACTTCTAGATTCTTTCAGTACTTTATTTATTGTTTGAAAGCTTTCACTTACAATTATTTGAGATATGTCTAGTAAATCATTACTCAAAGTGTTTGTTTGTAAAATATACTGCTTAAACTCCTCTAACTGTTTTCTTTTTTTAGAGTCCGCTATTGGTAGTAATCCTAATTTTCTTAGATGGAAATCTTCATCTTTAAATACTTGTCTTATTAAAAACTGCTCTTCATCACTCCTCATATAAGAGAAGGATATCTCTTTATCGTTTGCCTCGCAAAACTGAGCTATCGTTAAACCTACTTCTAAGTCTTTTAGTCTAGCTTGATCCATCTCTTCGAATACATGCTCTATTTGAGCTACTGAGTTTACCTGTCCAACTTTAATACCTTCAGCAGTGGAATACTGGTCAGGCGTTTTCATACTCTGTTCAGTTATTCCTATACTGTCTAATGCTAAGTTTTTGTAATACCTTGCTAATTCCATTTTCTGTTGTATCTGTGGAACAAAGGATATGTCTTGTGGCATCATAGAATTAAACTGTTGCCCTACTCTATCTTTCATGTTATTTTTAGACATATCAATAGGCACTAATCCTGTGTCTCTGGCCATGTCTAAAACATTAAGAAGTGTTTCTCTGGCATCGCCCATACCCTCAAAGTCAGATGGTAATAGGGAAATGTCAAACAACCAAAATATACCTATCTCTTTTTCTGTTAAAGAGTGCATAAGGTTCATTTGATAGTTATACTCTATTTGATAGGGTCTCATCTTTTTAGCCTCGGAATTTGTAACAATTCCTGTGACTGGTAAACTTATGTCATATATTTCTGAGTTACCTTTTATCTGAATTTCCATAGGGCCAACATCTAAGTATATGTCTTTTCCTAATATTGTATTCCTTCCTGAAAGTTTGATACCTTTGTATGCTATTGGAGCATAGGTAAACACAATAGAGTTTGGTTCTAATGTTCCCTTCTCCATTTCAGTCTCAAACTCTTTAAGAGATTTAGATTTTAAAGTCTTTATGTCGTTTTCTTTTAAAAAGTCGTCTAATAGTTCATCTGTTACCCACTCTGTAACTGCTCTACCAAAATCATTTTCATAATATAGTAGACCGATTTTCTGCCAAGACTTCCAATAAGCTTGTGTGACTCTAATAGTATCTTCTCTTACATCTATATCCCTACGAAGGTATTTGGTTACACTATTTACACCTACGTTGCTGTCAAAATCATAATCTGGTATCCAGTCAGCAGCTTCTTGTTGCTGTCCTTCATCATCATAAAAAGTAGTTTTTCCTAAAGGTACTTGTAAGGCTGACTGAAGCTCTAAAGAGGATTTTCTGTCATAATAGTTTTCATGTGGTAACATCTTTGCATCCTCTGTTAGATTATTTTCTAACATTTTTTGGAACCCAGGTTTCTTACTATTTCTCTCTCCCTGTCCTCCACCATTGTAATCAAAATGGTTCATTATCAGTTTAATATCAGCCTCTTTCATCAAATGGCCAAAATTGTCAACTACCTTAAATGGTCCCATCTCTGTTAAATGTCCAACATACTCTCCTTTTTGTGGGTATTTTAAATCTGCATCTTCCGAGAAAAATGTCTCTACTGTATTCCAGCGTTCTATATTATAATAATCGTAACCTATTCTATAATGCTTGAAGTATCTCCCTGTAAGAAATCTATCTACAAAGAATTGTCTCTCCATTTCATCTAGATTAAATACTACTCTATCTTTTTCTAAAGTTATACGGGCCCATTTAGCTGCAATAGGTTTCCACTCCGTTTGCATTGCCGAGCTTATTTCTGGTGGAGTAGCTAGTTCTGCCTTTTTTTGTTCGAGCATTTGAATGTACTGCTGTTTTTGCTCATCAGTTTTTAACTGCTCTAACTGCTCAATAAATATCCCGTTTCTTGCTAATCTGGTTTTTAATTCTGCTTGAAAATATTCTTTTGAAAAATTAAAAAGTCTATTAGTTAACTCCCTATCATACTCATTTACAGCTATTTCATCTAAGAAATCTACTCTAAATTTTGCTTTGGTCTCGTTATATTTTGTTGCAAGGTGATAAGCAACTCCTCCTATTATGTCGAAGTGTCTTACACTAGAAGGTATATTTGCTTTGTCTCTTATTCCCTCTACATGTTTCAATATTTCAGGGGTCATCTCATAATCAGTGTAAGCTAAATCTCCCTCAACCATCCTATAGTACTCATCAAAAACAAGATTTTTAGTTATCTGCCTTTGTCCTATCTCTTCTAGTCTGTCCATTGTATCTTCTCCCCACTTCTTATTTTTTTTATAAGATGGTATTGCTTGTGGAGGTAAGGCTGAGGACACCTGATTTGGTGAACCTAATCCTTGAAATACGTGGGTATATAAATTAGCTGAATCCTTTGACATTTCTATATTTTGTGTTTTGCAAAGATACGTATCTTAACGCTCCGTTACAAATTTGTTAAAGCTACCAATACTTCCCTGCTCTGTTTGTATTAGGGTAAGGGTTCTTTTGGCGACTAGCTCTTGCTAATCTGTTGTTTTTTATTTTTTCTCTTTTTATTCTTTCCTCCTCTTGGGTCAAAGGCGGTTTGGGTGCTCCATAAGTAACTTGTAAAAAGTAGTCATAGAAGTATGCAGACATTGCAGCCGTTATACCATCATGGTTTCCTCCGAATTTAAACTTAATCATTTCCTCTAGAAGTCTTATATCTTTTATTTTTTCAAAACCCCATCTAGTTCTTATTCTTCCCTGTTCATCCTCATACTTTTCTTTTTTCTTCATTACATTTATGAAATACCCCATAAGTGAAGACTTATTTTTAACTGTTGGGGCCCACCCAAATCTTCTGTTATCATTCCTATTCAATTCAAACCTTCCTGTTAGATTGAAGGATTCTATTATATACTCATCTGTCAACTCTAACTGATCTGTATGTACTTTAAATCCCATGTCTTCGTTCTCCATAAATACAGGAGCTTTAAAAAACTCCATCATCATAAGGCCCTGTTCGTGGAAGTGTGGGTGTGAGTCTGGTCTTGAATGGTAGGTTGCTGCTACATTTCCAGTAAATCTATTTACAAGTACAAAAGATCCAACCGAATCTGAATCAGCTTTGTCTTGTTTGTAATCATCAAGTCCTACAACATAAAAACCAAAGGTATTTCCATCCATAGGGTCTTCAAATATTGTACAAGGTGCATCGTGATTACCCCCATTATAAGGAAAAGGTGCATACTCTTTATTTGATAAGTCATAGGTTACGTCTCCGTTTTTATCATAGGAAAATACTACTTTTTTACCTATATCTCCTTCCTCTATTATTCTTTGCTTGTAATTTAAAAGCTCTTCTTTTGGAAAAGGGTTTTCTTTCCCCGACAAAAATATTTCTTCTATATCTATTGGGTAGTACACTTTTTCTTTAATTAGTTCATCTTTATCCCCTGACTTTAACTCTCTGTCTTTTGTGATTATATCTAAAGCTACTTTCCAATCTGTAATTAATATCTTTATTTTATCTAAATTTGGTGTGGAGGGTACTCCTAAATATTCTGATAAGGTTTTTTCTACTTTTATAAGCCCTTCTTTGGCACTCATTTGACCTGGTAAATAGGTTCCAAATTTTCTTCTGGTCCAAGTTATAAGCTCTTTCGGAATACCTCTTTCTAAGTTATCAAAATTCATCTGTGATATACCGTAAGTGTTTGGTGAAGCTAACACTTTTAACGCATCTTCTACAAGTTCTTCATTTGCGTTTCCTGTTCCTGATAGTATTGGTACACATCTTTTACCACCTGTTGCATCAAAACTCGGCTTTGCTGCATTAAGCTGTTCTAGAAAAGATATCTTCATACACTCATCAAGCACAAAAGCATCTGGTGTATACCCAGCTAGTATCTCAGACTTTTTTTTCTTTCCTAAATCTAAGTTTACAATCTCTAATACGCAAGAAGCAAGTGTTTTTTGATTTTTGGTTTTTATGCCTAGTGTTACTTTCTTGGACCAGTCAGAACTAGGATTAGGTATCTTAAATGCTGGGTCGGCATTAGTCATTGTCTTTTTAAAGTTTTTTTCTATTTGTCCTAAATCTTTAGAACTACCCCCAGCAACTATTAATTCTTTTCCTCCTTGTAAAGCTACTGTCTGTAAATGGGATGCAATATCTGTTGTTTTTGCTGCTCTTCTTGTTGCGCACAAAAATAAGATATAGCCATCTTCTCTTCTCTTAGCTTTTTCGTATTCGTCTTGAATAACAAACCACTCGTTGTCTCTGAGTGGTGGGTGCATCAAAACGTCTTTAGATTCTTTTTCTAATGTATTTGGGTTTATGTAAACTTGAGGTATATCTGATTTAAATACATTTAAGTGAGTATACATCCAAGGGGATATAAATACTCCATCAATGGTGATACCGTCCCTAATTTTCTTATATTCATCAATATAAAACTGTAATGTTTTTTTATCTTGTTCAAAATAATGTTTTTCTGGATTCCACTCTGGTGGATTTTCCATGTGAATGAGCATTTCATTTTTTGGAGTGGATTTAAAGTCTAGATTCATAGCATCCATAATCTCTTTGATTTTTGGATACTCTCTTTCTACTAAGTTTCTTATAGCCAGGGTTGCTTTTTGATTATCCCAAAGCTCTAGTATACCTTCTTGGTTTTCTCTATCTAAGTCTAATTTATATATTTTATCTTGTATAGAGTTTTGATCTTTATACAGTAAGCTGTCAAACTCTATCTCCTGGCTTTTAAAGGTCTTCTCGTCTAGTTCCTCTTCTTCGTCTGGTATATCTTCCTCATTGACACTAAACTCCTCAGACCTAGATGTAAAATTATCTATTCTTTTTAAATGGTGGTCAATAGGAACCCTCATCTTTTTAATGATATTATCAACAGAGGGTTTTCTACCTATATCCTCAGAAACTTTAGAACAAAAATATGTAAGCCTATCTAAAAGTGCAGATACAAGTTTAGTCTGTATTTTGTACTCTCCTTCTTTTCCTTCCCACTTCTTGCTCTTATTGTCCTTTATAAAGTAAAACTTACAGTAAGATATCTTGTTGTCGACATCTCTTTCAACCTCTGCTTTGGACCAGTCATTCTCTTTTATATACTTAAAATAGTCCTCAGACTTAGATACATTCTTTTTCCTAAAGTCTTTAAGAAATTGATTCATTTACTATATTTTTCACAAAAATACATAATATAGCTGAATCTACAAAAAATGTTAAATTGAAAAATCCAGAAG